CATCCCAATATATTTTATTTTCAGGATATGTATTTTTCATAACTCCTGCTAACTCTTTACATTCATCAATTGTTATGAAAGGGTGTTGAATTGTCACCTTTTTGCCATCTGCATTTTCTACAACAACTTGATATTTATTTGCAAATAGTCCATATTTTTCGTCTTCAGTCATGAATCTCCTTTAATAAGGGTTTATCAAATTCACAATAATGAAACATAAGTACAATATAATGCATACATTTCAATAAATCTTTACTGTTCTTACCATTTTTTTTACCAAAACGAATAAGATATTTAATTGCGGCGCCTCTACAGAATTCTTCTGCAATGCCTATATTTTCAAAAACATCTTGAATTTGAAAATTACCTTTCGTATAATGTTGTGAATAGGTACTTTCTATATATTCTTCAAGATATTTGATTATTTCTCGTTCATTATATTTCATAGTATTTATTTTCTTGGTAGGGAAGACAGGATTTGAACCTGCGACCTCATGCTCCCAAAGCACGTATTCTACCAAGCTGAACTACTTCTCTATGGCAGACCATAAAGGATTCGAACCTTTACTTCAAGTTTTGGAGACTTGTGTGCTACCATTAAACACTAATGGTCTAACTGATTAATCAAAAATCAAGCTAACTTAGATTTAGTATTTTGGATTGTCATCTTAGCACCCTCAATTTTTTTATTGAGTTGCTTAACTAATTCTTGAGAAGTTATTAAATTCATCTGTTGGTCTTCAATGGTTAACCATTTATCCTTCTCTTTTTTGGTCTTAGCCAAGTTAACCTCTTCCTGTTGTAACTTCAGTTCCTCTTGATACCTCTCAAGTTGCAATTCTGTAAGTATTATTGCACGTTCTTGCCTAGCACGTTTTGCCTGTCTACCCCTCATAATTTTTCTTTAGGTTTAATTTTAAATATTATAGCCCACGTATAAGAACCATCCAAATTTTGTTTATTATATATCTGTTTGCAATAATAATCTTTGTTGTTCTTATCCACAATATTGTTTCGAATTCCTCGACTTATGTTTATTCAAAGTTACTCTAACGTATGTTCCTGCTGGTTTTATCATACATCTATATCTATATTGGAGCCAACGGACGGATTTGAACCGCCGACATTCGCATTACAAATGCGATGCTCTACCAACTGAGCTACGTTGGCCTATTTATTAAAGGTATACTTTCCGTATCTATTATAACCAATTGCCTTTGAATATTTCGTAGGTTCCCAGATAACTTTAGATATTTTTACTACATAATCAGAATCAAAATCATCAACTACAGGATAAATTTTATTCGAAACTTTTCTAAACACAATTGGTCGTATAATTTTATTTACTATACCTTGTATATACATGGTACCCCGTCCAGGAATCGAACCTAGAATAGAAAATTAGAAGTTTTCTGTTATATCCATTTAACTAACGGGGCTATACCCCATTATAATAGTTTCATATTTGAAAACTCAGAACGGTCAACTGCCATTCCAACTTCAACTAAAGAACTTCTCCAATCAATTTTGTCAACTGCTCGATTAGCTATTTTTTCTGAACGACCTTCTTTGGAGTCCCACATATCATCTACACAATTTGGTTTATGAGTATAGACCCACCACGTCCTATCCCAGTCCATAGCGGCATACTTATAATCTTCATGAATCAGATGAAGAACCTCTAGTTGTTTTTTAAATGAATTAATATCTAGCACGTTTCTTTATTAGTTATAGGTTACTAAGTTACTGTATTCATCGACAAAAGCCTTAGTGACTTCTACCGCATCGGCTTCATCAAGCCCATGTCTCTCAATAATTTTAGCACAATATTCTATCATAGCCGCATCAATAGATTCAGATTTATATCTAGCACCCATTGCATACGTATATGCTTCTTTTTTATAGTCATCTATCAGTTTTCTTACCGATTCTTCCGACATATTTACCTTTTTTTTATTAGGAGTTATTTATATTAAGAGTTCAACTAATTAAACTCACAGGATCATAATAACTTAATACTGTTACATTGTCAAGAGTTTTTTTCACTTTTTTAAGGAACATTATAATTTCTTTTCATTCTTGGATAAACTTGTCTTGTGGAGGTAGACTGAACATCTTTTATTCTTCTATCTGCATCAGGCCACACTTGCCCAGTACCTTTTCGTTCTCTATTAAAATATAAATATCTATTTGGAGCACCCATTAAATTATAATCACTGGAGTAGTTGTTGCTACCGGCAGCAGTGGGGTTTAATAGGTCGCCACTTGTCGACCCCTGACCAATTAACCAATTTCGTACATCATCTTGTGTAAAATCACGATATATTCCAACCAAACAAGCAACCGCACCTGTTACTTGAGGGGCCGCCATGCTTGTTCCCCACAAATACATCTGAGAAGGATTGCCTAGGGAGCTGGGTACAGAGTGTGACCTATTATCTAAAATTCCGTAAAGTCCGGCGTAAGTTGAGTCGTTTGTTGCACTCATAATCAGAGTTCCTGGCGCAAAAATATCAATTCTAGGACCTTTAGCACTAGATTCATTTTTGATATCTTGTGCTTGCTGTCCGGTATAGTCGTAGAATCCGCCGTTACCCACAGATATTACACCAGTAGTCTGAGTGGGCGAACCGCCACGATGATAATAATAAGGACCGCCCCACACGAGACTCTGGTCAGTGATGTAATTATTATAATCTGGGTCAGAAGGGTCACGTGTATAGCGCATATTATAATTGTCACCGGCGGCCACTAGTATTATACCATCATTCATGGCATCTTGCAGGTCTGCATCAAAAGAAATAAGTTGGGGAGATTCCGACCATGAGTTGTAGCGTGTTGTCCCAGCACCTAAACTCAAGGCAGTGTAACGAGATACATTCGTATATGTTGTTCCTCGATAATTTACAGTATCTATGGGATAATCGTGCAGTGCTGTATAACTCCACGACATATTAACTACAGTTGGGTTTCCATTTGTTTTATTATTATGCCATGTTCTAATGTAATCAATATTTGTTGCATCATAAAATATGTGATAAATATTTGCTTTTGTAGCCCAACCTTGCCTATTTCCAGCAGCAATTCCTGCAACATGAGATCCATGGGATTCACTTGAATAATAGTTAGATGTCGGGGAATAGCCAGAATACCATATGTGAGATATCATTCTGCTGCCTCCTGTACCATCCCTATTCACCGCAAATTCAGGATGAAGAACCATGGGTACCTGGTCTGATATTACAACATCTACATTTTCTCCTTCTTGATTACCAGTATCAAGTTTATCAAACGGCATTGGAATATCAGTTGGATATTCTGCGTAGGTATTCTTATCACCAGAAGCACATCTTAAAATGCCCCATTGAACTTGACTATTTGACATAGGACCGATCGGTGGGTTATAGTAGGGGGCGGTAGGGGCCGGTTTAACAAAATGAGTTGTACTATCCCATTCAAAACATGGCGTTGGGTATATTCCTCTATTTTCTGGTGGTTCTTCAATTCCTAAAACTCTTCTATCTCGCCCTAACTGTATTGCCTCCTCGTCTGTCATGAAATAATGAGTATTTCTACTAATTTCTCTTCTATGAACACAATTAAATTTTTTTTCTGAAACAAATTCAGTACATTTATTGGACTCCATTTCATCATAAAACTGTTCACAATCAGAATGATTATGTAAAGTTACTATATATTCTTTCTCTTCACTCATTAGACTTCCAGTTTAATTACAGTTAATGTTACCTGAACGGTACTTGTACCACTAGATAGATTCACAACTTTCATATAAATTGTACCGCTATCACTTGTAGATTCATTATAACCTACTGCGGCAGGAGTTATTAATTGCGTATCGGCTGCCGCCGTAATTACCTCCACAACTACACCAGCACCAGGCTCTGGGTCTGTATTAATACTTCTTGAGGCATCTGAGGTTCTTGCAGCACTTGAAGTATAAACTGTTACCCAAGCGGCTCTATCAGTTTGAAGTTTAAGCAATGCATAGGAATTATATCCAGTCACTTCAATATCATCAGCAGCATCGACTGCAATAGAACTTGTTGTAGCAGATGGTGATACTCTAACTTGTAATGAGTTTCCATCAACCCCTGATGAACCTGCTGACCCTCCACCAGCCGCGCCTGATAAATTTATAGCCCAAGTATTGTATGTTCCACTACCTGCTATACTCGTAACATCTACTACTAAAGCACCAGAACTCGTATTATAAGAAGTAACAGTACCTTCCATGTAGTTTGTGGCATCATACACTACCCTAATACCTTGCAGTTGAGAATACGCAAGATACGAGTCAACTATTAAACTTTTAGTGCCTGTACCAATAGTTATTGAAGTAGTGGAAGTTGTATTATACAGGTCTCCAGTATTTCCTGAACTACCTGATGAACCATCAATTCCTGCTGACCCTGCACTACCTGATGACCCTGCACTACCTGATGACCCATGAGTACCCACAAAATTTCCA